TGGCAACCTTGGTGACGCTCAAAAGTTGCTCGAGATTGCCTTAGATGGTGCAGCTGCATCTGGTAAGTCTGTCGACACTGTTATGGGTGCGCTGATCAAGGCGAACAATGGCAACACGACTTCGCTGTATCGCTTGGCTCCCGAACTCAAAAAGACTAAAGGCGGAATCGACGACTATGCTCGCTCGGTTGAGGGTGCTGCAGAAGCGTCTGCTGACCCTTTTGCCAGGCTAAATGTTGCGACCAAAGAACTACAGGAACAGTTGGGCAACATCCTGCTGCCTTATGTCGTGAAGTTCGCCGAGTACATGATGGAAAACGTCGTGCCGGCCGTTCAGCAGTTCTTCGACGAAATAAACGACCCGAACACTGAGGCTGGCAAAGTCTTCAAGGATGTCAAGGGCATCGTCAGGGACATCTTCGACCTGCTAGGCAAGATTGGTCGCTCAGAAGAGTTCAAGCTCGCTCTCGAGGGTGCTCTTGGTGTTGCCAGGCTATTGCTCGACGCTCTCAAACAAATCAACGACATTCTCGTTGCAAGTGAAAAGGGCAACGCTGATAAAAGCAATGCGACTGGGTTCACCGCGAAAAATAAAGCAGGTTTGCTAACTGACGCGAACATTCAAGCAGCTGCAGGTCGCCTAGGTCGTTCTCTGACTGGGGCAGAAATCAAGCGTGCTCGAGCAGACCTCTCTGGCGGTGCTGACGGTAACCCGATGACTCCTTGGCCATTCGCTAAGGGCGGTATCGTTATGCCACGACCGGGCGGAACTCTTGGTGTTATTGGTGAGGCTGGCAAGCCTGAAGCGGTTATCCCTCTTGACCGCATGGGCGACATGTTTGGCGGTAACACTTACATCATCAACATCAATAAGGCTGCAATCACTGGGCAGGAGATTGTGACTGCGATTCAGCGTTATGAGCGCGGTTCGGGGCGCAAGGTGTTGCTAAATGGCTAACGATGTTTTCAGTATCGCCTCTGATGTTGAGGTGAGTATCTACACTTATGCCTCTAACACGATGATCTGGTCTGTTTCGCGCTGGAGTGAAGATAACTGGGCTAGCGGTTCAGAGACTCTCGACTGGCAGAACGTCAGTGCCGATGTTGTTAGCGTCTCGACTAGCAATGGCTTCGAGGTGCAGCGTGGCTACACTCGTCCACTAGCTTCGACCGCTTCAATCGTCATGCAGTCAACCGATTACGACCCAGCCATGAACTCGCTTATCCGTCCAGGCACTCCAGTTCGTATCCGAGTCAGACCTAACCCTGATACTGCTTCGACGACTTGGGTAACGCTTTGGCAGGGCAAAGTTGCCGACTGTAAAGTGGCTTACTCGACGCAATGGATCAACACAATCATTCTTGAATGCGAAAACAACTTGCGCGATGTTGTCAACTATGTTTCGCAGACTGGCATCTCGGTCGCTAACCCTTGCTACTCGACGGACTTCTGGTCTGTGATTAGCGCAGACACTGGCGTTACTATCTCGCAGTCTGGCGCACCGGGTCTTGTCGGTTACGACATCGAGGGTTACACCACTACAGAACCAGTCGACTATGGCACGCTCATCAACCACTTGAGCGACACTAACCTTGGCGCTTTGGTGTACCAGCCACAACTATCCGCAGACTCGCTCTATTACTACACCTGGTACGAGCTACAGAATCGCACCCTTGACGCTGACGTAGTGTTTGAGGGACAAACTAGCGCAACCGCTAACCGCGCCGAGTTCGACGACATTGTTATTGGCTTCAACACTGACCAGTTTGTAAACACGCTGCACTATACGACCGCTGGCGGTGTCGATGACTATTCGCAGAACGACGACTCGGTGGCGATTGCTGGGCAACTTTGGGGCGAAGTGTTTACGCGCCACTATTACGCAACAGACGCTGACGCTGCAGCTGCAATCGTGACTGCGACCATTCCGACACAACTCGTCGAGCAGATCACTGCACCAGTGCTTTACCGTTCTGGCCAAGTGAACGAATACCTGTTGCGCGACCCTCTCGATGTCGCTCAAGTTGTCGTCAGTAACGATAAAGTTGAAATAGACGAGGTGTTTTTTATCAGCGGAGTCAACCACGAGATTACTGTCGATGGCTGGTCTGCAACTTACAACCTTTGGAAAGGACGCTAAATGGCGTACAAAGTTTTTACCGCTGGCTCTTTAGCCACCGCTAGCGATGTCAACACTTATCTCATGAACCAGTCGGTCTCGACGTTCTCGAGCACTTCGGCGCGCAACTCGGCTATTACCAGCCCAGTCGAAGGTCAACTTGCCTACATCAACTCGAACGACATTCTGACTTATTACACAGGCTCGGCATGGGCTAACCTGCTGTTCTCGACTGCTTGGGTAGCGTACACTCCAACGCTGACTAACATCACGCTTGGCTCTGGCGGTACTTCAGCGTTTTATTACCAAGTCGTCGGTAAGACAATCAACGTGCGTGGCCGTATTACTCTAGGGAGCACCGGGTCTTTGGGCGGTGTCGCAACATTCAGCCTGCCAGTAAACGCTGTTCTCAGCGATCAGTTCTGGGATGGTGGCGCAATCTTGAACGACAGCGGAACGACATTCTATCCTGGTATGGTTCGCGTCGGCACTTCAACCGCTACTGTTCTTGCATTGAGCGCCAGCGGAGCATACACCACAGCAGTCAACACCAGTGCAACGATTCCGTTCACTTGGGGCAGCGCAGATGTTATCAACGTCGGTTTCAGCTACGAGGGAGTCTAATGAGCAAGTTTGTTTGCAACGCAGAAGAGTGCCCAAACATGGGCGTTATTTACGACTTCGGGGATGACTCGCCTGAGTCTGCCGAATGTGGCGGATGCCACGAAACACTAAAACCAGAGGAGCAATAAATGGGTAACGTCGACTCACAGCCATGGCCATCACCAGCCGAACCAAAGCCAGCCAAAGCACCAAAGGCTGAACCAGCACCCGAAGCAGAGTAATGTCTGCCGAACTGCCAAAGCCAACCACTCCGACACTCCTGGCACACATCGACAACCGCCTAGCGGTTATTGAAGCACGCCTAGAGATTATTGCCGACCATGAGTCGCGCATTCGTGAACTGGAAAAGGCACGTTGGCAGTCGGCATGGATCACTAGCATCTCTACAGCGGTCGCGGTCGCTGTAATCGTTTCACTAATCTCGAGGACAATCTGATGGCACAATACATCGAACCATTCCCAGCATCAACGCGTGGCGACGAGTTTGGCAACCTGGCACCTTATCGTCAGGGCAGACCTCACCGCGGTCAAGACTGGTCACCTAAAGCAGGCTCGGTCATTCCAGCCATTACTAACGGAGCAATCAAGGTCAATGAGTGGTCTGACGGTCTCGGCTGGTATGTCATCCAGTCGACCTCTGACGACCTATTCGTGCTTTACGCTCACCTAGAAGCACAACCAAACCTAAGCATCGGGCATTATGTCCACGCAGGCGACCCAGTCGGCAAAGTTGGCAACACTGGCAAGTTCTCGACCGGTGCTCACTTGCACTTGAGCATCGCGAAGTCAAAGAACGTGCACCTATGCACCTACGACAAGCTCGTCGACCCACTCAAGCACATTGCAGCCAACCCAGCACCTAAAAAGCCAGTCGCAAAGCCTGCTGAAAAACCAGCAGTCAAAACCCCAGCAAAGAAGAAGAAGTGATGATCAAGAAACTACTCAAACGCACCTATCGCGTTGCTGCTTTCGCTCTCGGTGTCGGCATCCTGGCACTCGGTGCAGGCTCAGTTATGAACATGAGCGCACTAGAATCTGCAACTTTTGGTGCGATTATGGCTGTGCTAGGTCTGATTGGTGCTATAGCATTTACTTACGCCGCTAAAGGTCAAGTGCCTGACGCGGACTTTGACAGCCACATCAACTCGGCCATCGAGAACGTGAAGTCAAAGAACGACAAGTAAACACGCAAGAATCGGAGAACAAAAATGGCATTTGCCAAAGATTACGTCGACGTTGCTACACGCATTCGCGACTTCAAAAACGAATACCCGACCGGCTCACTTCAGCAAGTGCGCGTCGAGTTCCACACGATCGGCTCACAGACGTTCGTGCTGTATGTTGCCGCCTGCTACCGAACCCCTGACGATGAACGCCCTGGTATCGGTTCAGCATGGGAGCCAGTACCTGGCAAAACCCCGTACACGAAAGACTCCGAGCTTATGGTTGCTGAGACTTCGGCTTGGGGACGTGCCATTGTTGCAGCTACAGGTGCTGAAACTAAGAACAATGGCAAAATCGCGAGCGCCGACGAGGTCAATGCCCGTAAAACGCCACAGGATGCCCCTACAGGCGATTGGATAGCCCGAGCGAATGAACTATCATTCTCAGGGGATAAAGACGCTCTACGAGGCTTATACGCCTCCGCAGTCAAGGCTAAGGCTTCCCCAGACATCCTAGACGCTATCAAAGCCATCGGCGAGGCAGTAAAGTAAAAGCCCCTGACGCGGAATCGGAGAACGCGCCAGAGGCATAACCACTCTAACAGAATCGAGAACATTATGAGCAAAGAAGCCATGTCGGCAGTGCTGCATCATTCTAAAGCCTCACCACACGCCAAGCTTGTGCTTATGGCTATTGCCTATCATGAGAACGAGACTGGTGCTTGGATGTCGCAGGCCACACTTGCACGCCTTTGCAACATGAGTGAACGCACTGTGCGTCGGCATGTCGCAGAGCTGCGAGATCTCTTCGAGATTGACATTCTGCCCGGTGAGGGTGCTGGGTCTGGT